GACGCTGATATTCGTAGAGAATTAGGCGAATACTTTACCTTTGAAGTGCCTGGTTTTAAGTTTATGCCCCAATATAGAAATAGAGTTTGGGACGGTAAAATTAGATTATTCAGTTATGCAACTGGTCAAATATATGCAGGATTATATCCTTACATAGTAGATTGGTGTAATAAAAATGATATTCAAATAGTAGATGGAACTAAAATAAAAGATGTTCCAATGAGTGCTGAAGATACAAATAGATTTCTAAAAGCATTAAAGATACCTAAATTACAAATAAGAGATTATCAAGCAGAAGCATTTGTACACGCAATTAAAAAGAGTAGATGTTTATTGTTATCACCAACTGCCTCTGGTAAATCATTAATAGTTTATCTTATATTAATATACAATCTATTGAGATTAAAAGAAAAGAAACAAGATAAGATATTAATTATAGTACCTACAACATCTTTAGTAGAACAATTATATAAAGATTTTAAAGACTACGGTTATAATAGTGATCGTAATGTACATAGAATATATCAAGGACACGATAAAGATACTAATAAAAGAGTAATAATATCTACTTGGCAGTCAATATATAACTTACCTAAAAAATGGTTTAAACAATTCGGTATGGTTATTGGTGATGAGGCACATTTATTTAAAGCAGTTTCATTAACAAAGATAATGACAAAACTAGAAAATTGTAAGTATAGAGTAGGACTTACAGGTACTTTAGATGGCACTAAAACACATAAACTTGTACTAGAAGGATTGTTTGGTACGGTAAATAAGGTAGTATCTACAAGTGAATTACAAGAAAAGAAACAACTTGCTAATCTAAAAATTTTCTGTTTAATTTTACAACACGATAAACACGCAAGAGATTTTATGTTTGGTAAAACTTACCAAGAAGAAATGGATTATTTGGTTAAGAATGAAAAGAGAAACAAGTATATACGTAATTTAGTTTCATCTTTACAAGGTAATACTTTAGTTTTGTTTCAGTACGTGGAAAAGCACGGTATGGAATTAAAGAAACTAATAGAAGAAAAGAATCCTGATAAAAAAGTATTCTTTGTATATGGTGGTGTAGAAGCGGAAGAAAGAGAAAAGATTAGATTTATAACTGAAAAATCTGATGGTGCTATCATAGTTGCTAGTTATGGTACTTTTTCAACAGGTATTAATATCAGAAACTTACATAACATAGTTTTTGCAAGTCCTAGTAAAAGTAGAATAAGAAATTTACAATCTATTGGTCGTGGTTTAAGATTAAAAGATAATGATTCTAATGCTACTTTATATGATATATCAGATGATTTAACGCACAATGAAAAAGAAAATTATACTCTTTCTCACTTTAGAGAAAGGATAAATATTTACAACGAAGAGGATTTTGAATATGAAATCCATAATGTGGAGTTAAAATAAATGCACCAAAACCAACCACTAATAGGCGTAAAAATCATCAAGTTAATCAATGGCGAGGATGTGGTAACCGTTATACCATCAGGTAAAGATCAGTTACCAGAAAACTCTCAATTAGTAAGAATACATAAACCTTTACTAATTAAGTATGTTCCTCAAATGACATTAACTGGATTCAAAGATTATATTGCTTTAATTAAATGGTGTTCTTATACTTCAGATAAAGTGATTACTATTCCAAAAAATAAGATAATGACAATAACAAATGCGTCACCTGAAATGGTTAAAAGTTATGAAGGTATTGCTGTGAATTACGACCAAAAACCGATTCCAGTCAGACAACAAAACTATAAACAACATAAGTTTACAGACGCTGAAAGTGAAAAGATACGTGAGATATTTGATGATTTTGAAGATGAAGACGAAGGCAACACAACTATACATTAATTTATATAATATATTATTTACTATAGCTATATCTCTCGGCAACCCGCTACACGCTCCATTATACACAAAAAAGATAAAAAGTCAATGCTCATTTAGAGCAAAAAATGAAACCGAAATTTCGGGATAACATTGACTTTTTTGAAGAAAGATGTTATATTAATATTATGAGAAAAACTACAAAAAAAGAACATTATGTAAACAATAAAGAATTTTTAGCTGCAATGACTGAATATACAAAGAATGTAAATAGAGCGAAAAGAAACAAACAACCGAAACCGCCTGTTACAGATTACATTGGTAGTTGTTTTTTAAAGATAGCGAATCATCTATCTTACAGACCAAACTTTATTAATTATACTTTTAGAGATGATATGATTAGTGATGGTATAGAAAACTGCCTACAATACCTAGACAATTTTAATCCTAGAAAATCAAAGAATCCCTTTGCATATTTCACGCAAATTATATATTACGCCTTCATAAGAAGAATACAGAAAGAGAAAAAACAAGTAACTATTAAGAATAGACTTATAACAGAATCTAATTATGATGATATGACCTTGCAACCAGGTGAAGACAAAGAGTTTAAAAATCAATTTACAGAATTTCTTAAAAAGAATATGCCAGTTGAAGAACAACAAAAAATTGCTGATGATTTAGCAAAGAAAAAGAAAAAGAGGAAGAAGAAAAAAAAGAGTAGTTTAGATTACTTTTTGAGTTATGAAGATAGCGCTACTGAATGATACACACTTCGGATGCCGTAATGACTCACCTGCTTTTATAAATTATCAAAATCGTTTTTATGATGAATTGTTTTTTCCGTACATTATAGAAAATAAGATAGATACATTAATACATTTAGGTGATGTGGTTGATAGAAGAAAGTTTATTAACTTTAATACTGCTCATAATTTTCAAAAGAAATTTTGGAAAAGACTATGGGATTTAAAAATAGACACACACATTATATTAGGTAACCACGATACTTATTATAAGAACACAAACAAAGTAAACTCTATTCAACAACTATGTACATCTTTTGATGGCATAAACGAACCTTGGATATATGATGGTCCTAAAGAAGTAGAATTAGGTGGTTGTCGTATGTTATTTTTACCTTGGATATGTGATGATAATTATGATGATTCAATACACGCAATAGATCACTCTACTGCTGATATATGTTTTGGTCATTTAGAGATTAAAGGTTTTGAAATGCACAAAGGACATATGAACGAACACGGTTTAGATAGAGAACAATTTAAACGATTTGAAAAAGTTATGTCTGGACACTTTCATAAAAAATCAGATGACGGACTTATTTACTATCTTGGTACACAATATCAAATAATGTGGTCAGACTACAATTGTCCTAAAGGATTCCATATCTTTGATACAGAAACAAGAGAGTTAGAAAGAATACCTAATGATCTTGCTATATTCAAAAAGATAATATATGATGATAGAACAACTGATTATACTAACTTTGATCTTTCACCTTATGAAAATTGTTTTGTTAAAATGTTTGTATCATTTAAAACAAACGAAGAAATGTACAATAAACTTGTAGAAAGATTTTATACTAATACAAACGTACACGAATTACAAATAATAGAGGATCCAGTAGATATAAAACAAACCGTAAAAGCAAATATACTAGATCAAGGAGAGGATACTATGACTTTCCTAAATAACTATATTGACCAGATTGATACAGATTTAGATAGAAAAAAATTAAAAGACTTTACTAAAGAATTATATGTAGAGGCAAATGAATGATAATCTTTAAAAAGATAAAATATAAAAACTTTCTATCAACAGGAAATCAACCAATAGAAATAGAATTAGGTAAATCACCTACAACACTTATCATAGGACAAAATGGTTCTGGTAAATCAACTTTACTTGACGCATTGTGTTGGGCATTGTTTAATAAACCTTTTAGAATAATTAAAAAAGAACAAATGATAAACACTATTAACAATAGTGAATGTGAAGTAGAGATAGATTTTGATGTAGGTACAAAACAATATAAAGTTAAACGAAGTGTTAAACCTAATCTATTTGAGATATATGAAAACGGACAATTGTTAAATCAAAATGCCTCTAGTATTGACTATCAAAAATATTTAGAACATAATATTATGAAGTTAAATTACAGATCATTTATTCAAGTTGTTATATTAGGGTCTTCTTCATATGAACCATTTATGAAAATGAAGGCAAGATATAGAAGGGATGTAGTTGAAGAAATATTAGATGTAAAAGTATTTACACAAATGGATTTAATATTAAGAGATCAACAAGGTCAGTTATCAAAAGAAGTTTTAGAAATTAGACATAAAGGTGATCTAATACAAACAAAATATGAAACTGAAATGAAACATTTTAAATCATTATCAGAATTGAATACAAGTGGTATTGATGATAAGAAAGCACAATTAGAAAGTCATAATAAAGCAAAACAAGAATACACCACAAAGATAGAAAATATAAACAAGTCAATAGAAGAATATAAAAAAGAATTAGAAGGTAAAGAAGAAGCAGATAGTAAATTAAAACAACTAGAAAAACTAGAAACTAAAATAGAACAAAACATAGACACACATAATAAATCAATAAAGTTTTTTGCTGATAATGATACCTGTCCTGTGTGTACACAATCTATTGACAAATCATTTAGAGAACAAAAAGGTGAACAACTACATAAAAAATGTGCTGAATTAGAAACAGGCATTAAAAAATTAACAGGTGAAATTAATAAAGTAGAAGAAAGAATTAATCACTTTGGTGCTATATCTCAAAAGTTATCAGAATTAAAAGTTGATGTTGCAAAAGTAAATACCTCACTATGGGAACTGAATAGTTATTGTGATAAAATACACGAAGATATAAAACAACTAGAAAACAAACAAACAGATAGTAAACAAATTGCTACAGATTTACAACAATTAAAAGAAGAATTAGAAACAACAAAATTAGAAACAGAAAAATTAACTAATCAAAAGAAATACGTAGATATATTAAGAGAAGTATTAAGTGATAAAGGTGCTAGAGGACATATAATTAAAAAGTATATACCTATTATAAACAATCTAATTAATCAATACTTACAAGCAATGGACTTCTTTGTATCATTTCATTTAGATGAAGAATTTAACGAAACGGTAAAGAGTAGGCATAGAGATACATTTAATTATAATAGTTTTAGTGAAGGTGAAAAATTAAGAATAGACCTTGCATTATTATTTACTTGGAGAACTATTGCTAAAATGAAAAATAGTGTAAACACAAACTTATTAATACTAGATGAGATATTTGATTCTAGTTTAGATCAACAAGGAACAGATGATTTCTTTAAGATAGTTAATAAATTAAAAAATGAAAACGTCTTTATTATATCACACAAAGGAGATATACTATTTGATAAGTTTACCAACATATTAAAATTTGAGAAATATAAAAACTTTACGAGGTTACAAAATACATAATGGAAGTTAAAATAACAAAAATGAAAAGTGATCCAAAGAGAACTTTTTTTGCACCTGAATATGATTACACTATATTTGAAATGGTTAACAAAGAAGTTAATTTTGAAGAACTAGCAAAGTTTATATTAAGTAAAGAAAAAGAAATAGTAAGTTTACCTGTAACAGGTGACGCATATACAGGAATGAGAGAAGATAGTACAACTGCTAGATTTGACAAATACAATGTTTTTAAATGGGAAAACAAAAATATAGAAATGTTAAAACATTTTATTTGTAACTTCCACGATAATATTGTAGGAAAATATTACAAACAAGAACTTCCTAAAGAATTATACATACAATGCTGGGCAAATATAATGAGAAAAGGAGATCAAATAAAACCTCATTTACACGATATAGGACCAACTTGTTATTTAGGAGGCCATATTTGTGTACAATGTGATGATACATCTACTCATTATATTAATCCAATAAATCAAATTAATGACCCTATGACATATGAAAGTAAAAATGATGTAGGTAAAGTATCTATATTTCCAAATAATATACCACACTATACAGATATACAAAAATCAGATAAAGAAAGAATAACAATTGCTTTTGATTTAATGATAGAGAATCCAAACAAAGATAATTATATAAGGTTAATATGAAAGAACTAAAATTAATACCACCAACTGATCCTAGAGTACAATCCGCAATCGCACCTTTTAATAACGATATGTTAAAAGACGAAGGATTTAAAGATAGAAAAGAATTGTCAGAAGCAATGTTTGACACAATGAAAAAATATGGTGGCATAGGTTTGTCTGCTAATCAAGTAGGATTACCTTTTAATATGTTTGTAGTAGGCGATCATCCTGAAATAGAAAAAGGTTTAAAGATGACTTGTTTTAATCCTATGATTATATCAAGTAGTGTAGAGGAAGAAACAATGAAAGAAGGTTGTTTAACTTTTCCTTTTGTATTTTTAAACATAACAAGACCTCGTAAAGTAGTTGTAAAATATGAAGATGAAAACGGTGATCTAAAAGAAGGTAGTTTAGATGGTATGATTAGTAGAGTCTTTCAACACGAATACGACCATATGTTAGGCAAAACATTTGTTGACGGTATAAGTAAAATGAAATTAGATATGGCATATAAAAAAGCAGAAAAGATGATGAAAAAATATAAAAGGCAAAAATGATAGATAGTGTTCCTTATAGATTTCCTACTGCTGAAGAAAGATGGCCTAGACAAGGTTCAACTATGCCTTATAGTTTTCCTAAATTAGTAATAGAAGAACACGAAGGTTTTTATATAGTACGTGATGATTTATTAGAAGGTGGTTCTAAAAGAAGATTTGTAGATAGAATGATTAGAGAAGAAATTGCTGAAGGCGCTGAAGAATTTGTTTATGGTGGTTGTCCTGCAAACGGTTATGCTCAACTATCTTTAACACTACAAGCAAAAGAGTATGGTAAAAAAGCAGTATTCTTTATGGCAAAAAGATCAATGAATAATTTACACCCTTATCAAAAACAAGCATTAGAATATGGTGCAGATATACGTTGGGTACCAAATGGTATGTTATCAGTTACTAAAAAAAGAGCAAGAGATTATTTTTATGAAGACCCAAAAAGAAGAAGATTATTGCCATTAGGTTTAGAAGAAAAAAGAGTATTTGAAGATATAAGAGATTTAGCAAAAGATATAGAAAAAGATTACAATATTAATATAAGTGAAATATGGTCAGTAGGATCAAGTGGTACATTAACAAGAGGATTACAGATGGCATTTCCTGATAAAGATGTTAATGTAGTTTCAGTAGGACACAAAATGAAACAACACGAAATAGGTAGAGCAAAATTATATCTAACAAAATATAAATTTATGCAAGAGGTAAAAGAAGAAGACAAACCACCTTTTCCATCTGTGCCTACATATGACGCAAAGGCGTGGTCAATAATGAAAAAATACGCAAAGAAAGGTAGTCTATTTTGGAATGTAGGAAAATAACAATTGCTAGATTAAGAAGTGGTGTCAATTATAAACGACCACTAGATCATATTATA